TCACGTCTGACTTTATTTAGTTTGCGATTGGGTTTAATAAAATCGGCAATTAATTCCTCGCGTAACTTATCCTTGTGCGTTTGGATATAATTGTTTTTCAGGGCAAGCATCGTGTAGCCATGCACTTCGGGAGGCTTTTCGCGCTTTTCTTTATTCTTTGCCGCGTGTAATTCCAGTTGGGCTAATTCTTTTGGGGTCATTTTTAATTTCTCCGCGCTTTTTTAATGGTGTGAATGTAGCGTTTTTAGGTGCGTTTGTCAATTAAAATGATTTCTTCTGGAATGTGGATATAGCAAGTGGCTGAATGTAAAGGGATTGTACGACTTACATCCGTATCCTTCGGGGAGAGACCCCTGCGAAATCTTCCAATCACCCCAAATAAATTTTCATACGCGAGGGTCTCTATATTTTAAGGATAAAGGATATATATATATATATTATTAAAAGAATCAATCACTTAGCTTTATCCGAAGGGGATTGGTATCCCTTTGGTTAATTCCCTCCGTGGATATGCAATTCCCCGTTTCCCTTTTGGTTCAATGACTTAGTATTTTGAATTCGTTAAACAGGGGGGTCATTTTGCCCCGGATGTTCTGTAAGTCATTGAATATACAGCGTTGTGTACGCGGTGTAAAACAGGCCTCCATAGGAGAGGTATTAATCCTCGAATACTTAAGAGGATTCTAACACGGATATTAAATGAGGTTTAATAGCTTTAATACGTTATGTGAGGTACTACGCGTATAATATGAGGCGCTGGCCTCCGGCGAATGGGTTTTATATATACTTAAATTAATTAACTGGTACTTCCCTCCGCGTAAATGCGGTGCGTGCCTCCGAATCATGAGTGCCGGTCTTAAAAAATAGGCAAAAAAAATGCGCCGCCCGGTTAGGGGTGGCGCAGTAGATCAGTGGAATTACAGCCAGAGGCGAACGTTTTGTTTTTTGTTGTGGAGCATGAACGTCAGGATGATGTACGGCTCATCTTCCTTGTCCTGCTGGTACGATAGAGAAACTTTACCCATTTTCCCGGAGGCCAGAATAGCGTCAATTACAGTCGCTAATTCTGGCGCGGCTGTAATGACATTTATGTCATCACAAGAATCAGTATCAATCATTTTGATTTTCCTGTAAAAAAATCCTGCCCCAATTTACGGCTCGGGGCAGGTATATCAGTGAACGTGCCGCGCCATTGCTACGGCGCGTAATAAACGCGCAAAACGTCTACGCGAAGAAACCGAGGCGTTTTGCAGTGGTTTATACATAACCACTGTTGTCGACTTCGGAGCGGTCTTCGCCGCTTTCCGTTCGGTTAGGCGCAATGCGCCTTTTCCGTTATGTTTGATTTTCATCGTCGAATCTTCGACACTGCCGCGTTACGGCGCGGACAGTGCTTTCAGATTACAGCCAGATATTCGAGACTTGCTGACGACCAGCGTACTCGAATTTGATGCAGGCAAAAGGCTTGCCCTTCACGCTGGTACGCACTTCGACCGAACCGGACGCCATCGCTTTTGCGATACCGCTCAAGTCTGCCGGAGCCGGAGCCGCTTTCGGCTGTTTGGTTGGCGCTACAACCGGAGCCGCGACCGTTGCGGTTCCATTCATTGCAGCTAATACTGCCGCGACAATTGCGTTCACATCTACTGCAGGCTTGTTAGCCATAATCGTAAAACTCCCGATAAGGGTACTGCGTTACCACGTCTAACGCGAGTGGCCAACGTATCACCCGGTATCACCCGGTAAGTACCGATTCTCTCGGCAGCTTGAATCGCCAACTTGGGAGACTGTATCGGCATCATGAACCTTCGCCGTGCGCCTTCGTTTGCTTGAATCCATAATGCCCACTTGTGCATCAATTGTCAATCTTTTTTTGATCTTTTTTCAATCGGCGCACAGGCACTTTTTTTGTACCCCCCCGGAGGCCAAACCGCTAGCCTCCTCTTTGAGGGATTGCACCGTGCACCTAGTGACTGAATCCACGCAGCACAGTTAAACCCTAGCACTCGCAGCGCCGTCCACAAACATAGTTAAACCCTAGCACTCGCAGGAAGACGTACCTAAGTTAAACCCTACACATTGACGCAAAGTGTTTATAGATATAACATGGATGTATGCGTACCTGCCCCAAGTGCAAATCCAACTACGAAGAGGATGAGTTCCCTGTGGATCGGTCGCGTGTTTCGGGGAGGTATCCGTACTGCAAGGCGTGTGCGGTAATGATGCAGATGCTCTGGCGCGAGAACAACCCGGATAAACACAAGGCAATCGTGGCACGCCGCCTTGCACGGATCAAAAAGAGCCATGAACAGCCAGCCTGACGACTCGGAGATAATGGAAATACTCAGCCAGCAACTGGCTGTGCCCCCTGATCCGAGCAAAACGGCCCCCTATCCGCGTGGATTGGCACTGGATTTGGCGTTACAGACGGCCCCCCTCCCTGAAATCCTCAGTTCCTACAACCTGACGCCCGTTGAAGCGAAGCGCATCTTTGTTAACCCCGCGTTCCGTCTGGAATACGACGAGATGGTGGCCTCCACAAGGCAGGAAGGATTCTCATTCAGGCGAAAAGCGGCGGCGCAAGCCGAGGCATATCTGGAAGTGTTGTGGGGGATGGCAAATTCGCCGTTAACCCCGGCGGCTGTGCGTGCAGATATCGTCAAATCAACGGTAAAGTGGGGGGCGTTGGAGAGTGCGCCGTCAACGCAGCAACCCGGTGCGGATGTGTTCAGTGCGGAGGCGTTGCGAAAGCTGCAGGAGATGCCTGATCAGGAGTTGGAAATCAACGTTATGAAAATCATCAGCCGCAAACGCCCAGACGCGATAAAAACAATCACTGTGGAGAACGAAAAATGATCGTTGAACAATTTGGAATGGCCCGTAGGCCCAAGGTATTGGAATTTCGTGTACAGGATGTGTTGAACGAAGCGTCGTATCTGGAGGCAACAAAGTTGCTGCGGGAGAAAAACGACTTGCCGCTGATGTTGTTTGTGCAGGACGACCACGTAATGCCAGAGTTTGTCGAGTGGCTGTGGGTGAACCACCGGGTGACGAGTTTCATGATGCTGCCGGTAGGACTGTTGAACTCGCCGTCGCGGTGGGCGTTGTCCGGTAACAAGTTCGTGGTATTGGGTGGGTTGACTTGAGTTTAGTGGAATCCGACTTTGATTTCTCGGCATTTGCGCCGAAGGAAGTGGTATTGATAAAGGAGTACCTGCGAAGGAAGGCAGTACGGGCCAAGGGTGAGAAATTCATCGACTACGTGCAGGCGTTGTGGCCTTGGTTTATTGTGGAAGCGGTGCACGTCATGATCGCTGACTATTTTGAGATGCTGTTGGCGGGTGAAATCGACCGGCTGATGATTAACATGCCTCCGCGAACCGGGAAAAGCGTGATGACATCCGAGGCGCTGCCTGCGTGGTGGATTGGGCATTTTCCAACGGACAAAATCCTGCACACAAGTTATGCGCTGGGGCTGGTGGAGAAGTTTGGTAGGAAAATCCGCAACTCGTTGGCAGACCCAACCTATCAGGAAATGTTCCCCGGCACTCGGTTGGCAAAAGACAGTAAGGCCAGTGCGCAGTGGGCGACGGCGGTAGGGGGCGAGTACAACGCGGCGGGGTTGGGTGGTGGTGTGGCGGGTAAGGGGTGGAACCTCGGCATCATTGATGACCCAACGTCCGAGCAGGACGCGTTTTCAAAAACTGCGCACGATAATGCGTTTGAGTGGTACGGCGCGGGGTTCTATACAAGGCGTCAGCCCGACAGGAACGCTGTGGTGGTGACGCAGACCCGTTGGCGCACCGATGATCTTACCGGGCGGTTGTTGGAGGAAGAGAGGAAAGACGAGGGGGCGGATAAGTGGACGCTGCTTAAAATCCCCGCAATTTTGGATGAAGAGGGTGCGGATATGTTGAATGAATACGCAAACCACCCCGCGATTAAGGTGCCGTGCAGGTACAGGGAAGGTGACAGCTTTGCGCCGCAGCGGTGGCCGTTGGTGGAAATCAACCGCACGATCAACCAGATCAGCAGGAAGGCGCAGGCGTCCCTGTACCGACAAAGTCCCACGGAAGAAGAAGGTTCGATACTGTTGAGGAAGTGGTGGCAGGTGTGGGAAGGTGAGCCGCCGAAAGTGGAGTTTGTCATTCAGTCCTACGACACCGCGTTTGAAGAATCCGAGCGAAACGACTTCTCGGCACGGACGACGTGGGGGGTATTCAAGTATGAAAAGACGAACCAATATTGCGCAATCTTGCTGGAAGCAATGGAGAAGCGCCTTAACTTCCCCGACTTGCGGCAAAACGCGTGGGAGTCGTACCAACAGTACAAGCCGGATCGCGTGATCGTGGAGAAGAAAGCCTCTGGTCACAGCTTAATCCAAGAACTGAGAAAACGCGGTGTGCCGATAACGGCGAGTCAGGCGAGAGGTTCCAAGGAAAGCCGCATGGATACGGCATCAGTACCCCTTGAGGCCGGGAACGTATATTATTTTGACACGCGTTGGGCTAATGCGGTGGTAGACCATTGCGCGGTGTTTCCGAACGGGCCGCATGACGACTTGGCTGACAGCGTGGCACACGCCTTGATTTGGCTGCGTAAAACGTTTCATTTGGATGCCCGGTCAGATCGGCGCTTTGACAAGGATGCCCCAGAAGACGACGCAAATGAAAGATTTGCCGTTACCCCCCAGAGAAGTTACGCTGTACGGCGCACCGGCACCCGGATGCGCATAGGAGAAAGACATGGCTAAATCAATTGGAATGCTGAAGGTACAACCCGGCGCACTTGAAGATATTTCGCTGACGCCCGGTGAAATAGAAATTAACTTCGGTGTTATGCCGATTGATGAGATGGAGGCGTTTACTGTTGACCCCGAGACGGGCGATGTAACCGAGAGCGGCACGGAGGAAGATGCGGAGGCAACGGAAATCCAGAATGCAGCGTTTAATGACAACCTTGCGTGCTGCATGGAGGAAGATGACCTTGAAGATATTGGCACCAGTGTGCTGGAGATGGTCAAAAACGACATTGATAGTCGTTCGGATTGGTATGAAAAACTGAAAGAAGGGTTGCAGCGTCTAGGTGTGTACGACCCCGACTCGGATGCGGACACCGGGATTGCAAAAGTTACACACCCCCTCCTGCTGTAAGCGGCAACACAGTTTCAGGCCCGTGCGATGACGGAGTTGCTGCCCCCCGGCGGCCCGGTAAAATCGTTTATCGAAGGGTTGAGTGACGAGGTTGTGCAGGCGCAGGCAAGCCGCGTCGAGCGGTATATGAACTACCAGTTGACGATTGAAGACCGGTCGTATTACGACGAACGCGACCAGATGATGTTTCTCCTGCCTTTTACCGGCAGCGAATTTGACAAGCAGTATTACTGCACTGCAACAGAGCGTGTGTTGAGCCGGTGGGTGCATTGTGATGACTTCATTGTGCCGTACAACACCAAGACACTGGAGGATGCAACTCGCTACACCCATGTTGTTCGGATGACGGGCAATCAACTTCGTGCTGCAATGGCGGCGGGAATTTACGACGAAGTTGATTTGGGTGAACCAGTCAGTACGGATTTGAGTGAAGCGCCGCTGACATCCAAACTGCAGGAACTTGACGGTCAGATTAAAGTCGATACGCTGGACGCGGATAAGGAATACACGCTGTACGAAGTGCACATTGACTACGATGTGGAAGGGTTGGTGGAAGCCGCACCGTTGCCGTTCATGATTACCATCGACAGTGAAACCGGCAAGGTTCTGAGCATTTACAGGAACTGGAAAGAAACGGATCGGCTGCAACGTAAACGCATTCGGTTTACGCACAAGAAATTTCTCCCCGGCTTTGGGTTTTATGGATTCGGGTTGCTGCACTGCATCGGCAATTTGGGAGATGCGGCAAGCGAAATCCTGCGTATTTTGATTGATTCCGGTGCATTTGCCACGTTGCAAGGCGGGTTCAAGTCCATTGACGCGAAGATCAAGGGCGATGTAATTCTGCAGCCCGGTCAGTGGCAAGACACCGAGATGACGGCGGATGAGTTGCAACGTGCGTTCTACACGCCCCCGTGGAAAGAACCCAGCCCAACGCTTGAGAAGTTGTTGGGAGTACTGGTTGAAGCAGGGCAGAAATTTGCATCCACTACGGAAACGATGACGGGCGATGCTGCAACGACTGGCCCGGTGGGGACGATGGTTGCGCAGATCGAACAGGGGAGCAAGGTGTTCTCCGGCATTCACAAACGCTTGCACAAGGCGTTTGGTGACGAGTTCTTGCACATTGCCGAGTTGAACGGCGAACACCTGCCCGACGCCTATCCGTATCGTATGCAGACGCAAGAACAAAACGTGCTGCGTGCGGACTTTGACGGGCGCGTTGACATCATTCCTGTATCCGACCCGAACATCTTTTCCAGCGCACAACGTATCGCACTGGCGCAGTCGGCGTTCCAGATGACGACGCAGTTGCCTGATATGGGCGACCGGCGTGAAGCGGCGGTGCAGTTGCTGACGGCGCTGCGTTATCCAAACCCGGAGAAGATATTTCCCAAACCAGCCGATGCGCAACGTGTTGACCCACTGAACGAAGGCTCCGTGATGTTGATGGGTAGGCCCATTAGAGCGTTCTTGGATCAGGATCACGCATCGCACATGACGGTACACCAAGGACAGATACAAGGACTACCGCCGCAATATCACCCGCTCATGACGGCGCATATCGCTGAACACATGGCAATGGTGCAGTACATGAAGTTTGTGGCGATGGGCGTGCAGTTGCCTCCCGTGAAATGGGATGCGGAGAAAACCCTCCCGATGATGCCTAACCTGCCGCCGGAAATTGAAACGCAGATTGCCAAGGCGTCTGCACAGGCAATGCAACAGATGATGCAGCAAATCCAGCAACAGCAAGCCGCGCAGCAGGGCCAGCAACCTCAAGGCGGCGCAAATCCGCAGGCAGATGCAGCAACGACACAACAGAAGTTGCAGGCGCAGAATGCGGAGTTCCAACAGAAGTTGCAACACAAGGATGCCGAGTTCCAATCCGACCAGCAACGCAAGAACGCGGAACTGGCTGCAAATGTGGATCGTGAAGATGCGTTGTCGGGGATTTCTCCCAATATGGTGAAACAGGCACAGGAGTTCATCACGAAATCCGGGGTGCAAATGTCGCCGCGTGAACTGGCGGTGTTGTCCAAGGCGCTTGGGGCACCGTTTGATAAGGTCATACAGGCAATTTCGCGTATGCAGATGGGCGGTCAGGGCGCTGGGCCGGTGCCTATCGTGACTAATTTTGAAAGTAACCCGGCCAGATTTACATAAAGGAGAACTAATGAACAGCATGATGGATTTACGGGATGCGCTACGTTTGTGCCTAGACAAGAAAATAGCCGACAACATGCGCAAGATCGGCAGTGGGCAAGCAAAAGACTACGCCGAGTACAAGAGCAGCACGGGCCGTGTGCAAGGTCTGAATGATGCTCGGGTATTGATGGACGAAGTTTTTGCAAAACTACTTAACTCGGGAGATGACGAATAATGGAACCGGTTGATATGGTGAACGACCCGAACAGGCCGCGTCCTATTTTTTGGCGTGTGTTGGTACAACCCAACGTGGCGCAGTCGGTATCAAAAGGCGGGATTGCGCTACCTGACGATACGCGGGATTCGCAGGACATCTTGAATTACATCGGACGCATTGTTGCGATGGGTAAGCTGGCGTACACACATGCGCGTTTGCAGGGTGAGGATGATATGCCCAAGGTCGGTGACTGGGTGATCTATGGGCGTTACGCGGGACAGATGCTGTCCTACAAAGGCGTAAAACTTCTGATGATTAACGATGACGAAGTGCTTGGCATTGCGCCCGACCCCGATTCACTTAAAATCTACGTATAAGGACACATCATGGC